GATGTTCTTACAGTAGGTGCAGCTCTACCAAAACTTGCGAGCTATCTTCACGACATCGTTACAGGCACACCAACAGCAGCTTCGGTCAGCTTCTATGCCAACAAGGTAATCGAGGAAGCAACACGCCGAAGGCTTGCTCAAGCTGGCACGATGATTCACAGCAAGGCACAGCACGAGGATTTAGCTTCGGTATTTGACACAGCCAAAAAAGAAATTGACAACCTGATTGACAGAAACTCTGCCGTCAAGCCAACCTATGTTGCTGACGAACTTTTGCCATACATGAATGAGCTAGACAAGCCTAAAGACTACCCAGTAAGTCCTTGGCCATCACTAAACGAAATTATCGCTGGCTTCAGACCAGGTGCGCTTTACATCATCGGTGCGCGACCAGGCGTGGGTAAAACAATTATCGGTTTACAGATTGCTTGGGAGCTATCAAAGACTGGCCCAGTATCCTTCCACAGCCTTGAGATGGGCCGTAACGAGCTTTACAACAGAATCATCGCCAGTGAAGCCGAGGTGTACATTGGCAACATTGAGAAGGGAACCCTGCGCGATGAGCATTGGCTAAAGATTGCTGCCGTGAGAACAAAGATTGAGTCACACAAGCTTGCCATTCACGACAAGTCAGGTCAAAACCTTTTACAGATACGGGCGTTGGCAAACAGCGTCAAGGGTAACGGCGAGCTTAGGGCAATCGTTGTTGACTACTTAGGTTTGATTCAGGACACCGAGCGAGGTCGTAAGCGTTACGAAATGATTACCGACATTAGCATCGGCCTGAAGAACCTTGCTAGAGATTTAAATGTCCCAGTAATTGCTTTAGCCCAGCTAAACCGAGGACCAGAGCAACGCCGCGACTCGGAACCTGACATGGCTGACCTTAGAGATTCTGGCGGTATCGAACAAGACGCAGACGCTGTTATCTTGCTACATAGGGTTTCCATTGCGGAAGATGAGTTTGACTGGCAAAAGAGCTGGATGATTATGAAGGTTGCTAAGAACCGACACGGCGCACTCGGTCAGGTCGGACTTAAGTTCGAGGGACACCTTGCCAGAGTTGTCGAAGGCTAAGATTATGGTGTGGATGACAATGTGGCCTTATGCTGCCGATGTGGTGCGACTTGGAAAGTCAACACCCATAAGCGTAAGCGTAAAGACCTCAAGTGCCAATCCTGTAGGATGCACCGAGCCTTGGTCATCAAGTATGGCTCTGAGAAGTGCATCCCTTGGCAGGGTGAATTTGACAAGGAAACGCTCAGCATCCCCATTTTTGACGGCAAGCCAGTCCTACCTGGCATTAGGTCTTGTGGACACCTTGACTGCACCAATCCCAACCATGTCATAGGCGACCACTAGAGTAAAATAACAAATCGAAAGGAAACAAAGAGATGGCAATAATCAAGGTAAAAGGGACTGTCAGCCGAATATTCTATGAAGGCAAAGGTCTTGAGGTAGTCGAGTCCTACGAAACTAAGACAGGCGACACAATCAATAAACGATACACAGTATGGCTAAAATCACCCACAACACTTGACGCTGGTGACACAGTTTCAGTCGAGGGGCTTTACAGCTCAGAGATTGACAACTGGGTCAACAAAGAGGGCGAAGCGAAGCAATCCATCAAGGTCAGCATCAATAACCCTCAAATTGTTCCTGCCGAACCATTGGCAATCATCAAGGGAATCTTTGAGCCGACACACAGCGAGCCAAGTCCTTTTTGAAAAATCTCCGATGGCTAGTCCCTGCCGTCACCGCAGGCATACTAATGAACCTATCGCTTCAAGAAACTAGCGTTCTTGATGGTGTGGGACTAGCTCTCGGTCTGTTCTATGCTTGGGCTGCCATAATTGGAGCATGGGAACTTTATGGCGGAGATAAGCCTTAGCGTTCCTGGCAACCCCGCAAGCCAAGGCTCTCACGCCATAATGTATGGCCGAATAGTCCAGGTCAACAGCTCTAAACACAAGGCATGGCGTAAAGCCATAGTTCAACAAGCAATGGCAACACTTCCCAGCGACTGGGTTTCAATAGATGAGCCATGTGAGCTTATAGTCAACTTCTACATGCCAAAGCCAAAATCAGTTACTCGACAACTACCAAGCGTTAGCCCTGACTTAGACAAGCTCATTAGGGCAGTCGGTGACGCTCTGACAGACTCAGGCATCGTGACAGATGACAGCCGAATAGTCCGAATCTCAGCTCGTAAGCTTTACGCCGAGGGAATTCAGCCAGGCGCAAGCATCCTTGTAAAAACGCTCGATTAGCGCGACACGCCGAAAAAGGCAAAAAAACACAATTATTGACTGAAATCCTCAAAAACTGCTATTCTTTTATTACAGCCGAAAGGTTGCTAAAGAAGGGATACAAGAATGACAGGCATCAAGATAGTGCTTTATTTTATAGCTCTAATGCTCCTGCTAATTATTAGCTGGGCAATTCAAGACATTCACCTTGGTTGGGGATACACGCTAGGCATATTGGGTATTTTGGTTGCCTACCTTGTAGCCGTCAACGCAATAGCAAAGAAGACAAATAAATGAAAGAAGCAGAACTAGCCGAAAAAATCATTGAAGAAGCACAGCGTTGGACTCAAAAGCAGTTCACACTTACACCAGGTGTTCCTGGCAAAGACTTGGCTTCAGAACATGACGCTAGAGCAAGAATAGAACTAATCGAACACATCAAGCAAACCTACAAAGAAATGAGAGAAAATGCCTAACTATAATCCAGAACGCATTGAGTTCGCAGTCAAGGACTTCCACCCAAACCAATACAACTTCAGTGTTGCCAAGTCGGATGGAATCTACATGGGCCGTATGCTAATGAAGAACGAGATACTCGCTCTAATCAAAGCAGCGTACCCAACACCAACAAAAGCAATCGCAAGAATTATCGAGGTAGTCGAAGACATAGAAATCTATGTTGACCCTCTGTACAACGATTCGGTCAGATAGCCATGAGACTGACACCCTACGCAGAAGGCTTCTATGCTGGCATCCGTTATCAGCGCGACTACATTCTTGACTTTATAGCAATTCATTTAGACCAGAGCATCATGGTCACAGCCGAGGACATAGTTGCCGAGATAAACCAAGCATACAAGAACGACATGAACAAAAAGGTAAACGCCATGATGGATGGCAGCCTTGACAAGCTAATTCAAAACCTTGACCAGCTGGCTTACACAGTCACCAAGATAGAGAACCAAGCAAAAGAGCTAATTGCTGAGGTGACTGACAAGCCATGAAGTCAGCAGGAAAAGGGATAACCCTAAGCACCAACTTTGACGCAACAGTTATCAGATACTTTGATGACAACGCAAAGCTACTGCTGTCAAAGCACAACGACTACGGCCCAACCAACATTAGCAACGCACCTGGTGGCCCTATCAACGGCCTAAGAGTCAGGATGCACGACAAGCTAGCAAGAATCAATCACCTAACTGATTCAGGTAACGAACCTGAGCATGAAGCATTGAGGGATTCTTTTATTGACCTTGCAAACTACGCAATTATCGGTTTGCTAGTACTAGACGGAGAGTGGCCTGACAAATGATTGGCTGGCGACCTAACCGAGAGGAACGCAAAGCTAGGCAACTGACTATGGCTTTTGGTAGAGGGTTTGCCAAGGGTTACGAGCAAGGAGCAAAAGAGATGGCTGAATACTTTACTGAGCAGGTTATCTACTCACTCAATCAAGATGCAGTTTTAAGAATGACTATTGATGTTGACACACTGGAACGAGTAGTTGAAGTGATAGAGGCGGTGAGGGACATTGGGAAAGCACATAGCTAAGAGGCCACCAATCAACTGGCGTATTATGCGAGTTCACTGGGCATACAAGACTCTAAGAATTAGAAGAATGATTAGGACACTTCTCTACAAAGCTGCAAGATAACGCAACTTAGCTCTAAACTTGATAAAGAACACCGAAGGGGGCAGAAATGCTAGAGGGAATGGAACCGCAGGTCAAGAAACAACCTTGCAAAGTGAGGACAGTTCTTGAGTCGCTAGAGGCTAAGGATAAAGAAATACTTACCAAAGCCCTAGCCGACTCTCAATGGAGTGCTGGAGCTTTAGCAAGAGAGCTAACCAAAAGAGGCATACCAATCAGCGAAAAGCCAGTAATGGCCCATAAAAGACAAGGATGCTCCTGTGCTAGATAACTTAGAACCAGCACCAAAGGTCACACCACCGAAAGACTGGCGACCTGCTGTGCAGTTTGATGGCACGCTAGGTGAGGCAACAACTCCACCAACCACAGGCAACCAACCTAACTTTGACGAGTTCTTAGTTGAGCAGGGCTTTGACCCAGCCAAAATTGAAATTTACGGCCCGATAAAAACCAGCCGTTGGCAACAACGCGAGGGCGGGGACTGGCTAGTTAGCTGGCGGTTCAACTTCAGAACACGCTCTGAAATCGAGATTGACTTGCCAACTCTTTACGCTCAGGCTCGCAAAGCTGTCAAGGTTGCAAAGCCAAAAGAAAAGAACGAGAAGGCTGTTGTTGTCTGCTGGTCAGATACTCAAACAGGTAAAGCTGGCGACATCCGAGGTGGCACACCAGAGCTAATTGAACGCATCGCTGAGAAGCAATCCAAGCTTGCCGAGTATCTGCAAAAGGAAAAGCCTGACCACATCTTTTTCTTAAATGTCGGTGACAGCATCGAGGGTTTTGAGTCAGGTGGGAACCCCAACAGAACCAACGACCTCAGTTTGATGCAACAGGTTGACCTTGAGGCAACTTTTGAGTGGGAAACACTAAAGCTAATGGCAAGATACGCACCCATAACGGCAGCTTCGGTTGGCTCCAATCATTGTGCATGGCGACAGGGCAGACAGAAACTAGGAACGCAAACCGATGACTGGGGTATTCACATCCAGCGACAGCTTGCCAGGCTTAGCTCAGAGGTTGGTCTGCCAGTCAAGTTCTACGAGCCACAACCTAACGATGAGTCTTTGGCTCTTGATGTATGGGGCGACAACCAGATGATTCTAGGTTTAGCTCATGGACATCAAGCTTCACGCCCTGATGGAATTGTTCAATGGTGGCGTAATCAAAGTCATGGCAACCAGCCTGTAAAAGACGCAGACATCCTCATTCATGGACATTTTCACCATCTGACCGTCAAGGAATCTGGCAGAAGAAACGACCATAGCCGATGGATAATTCAATGTCCAACTCTTGATGCTGGCTCTAGCTGGTATCGAACAGGCATGGGTGGAGATGACAGCGACCCAGGCTTACTGGTTTTTCCATTGACCAAAGGCGAGAACTTTAGCGGGACAGTTTACAAGCTGTGACCCTAGACCTACACACTCAGGGTTTCCTAGATGCCTTGGCTCGCATAGATGAAAGAAAGAAAAGAAAACAAATGCCCACCTACGATTACAAGTGCAACACCTGTGACCTAAAGATGTCAGTCATTAGAAAAATTGACGAGCCAGACAGGATTCCATTGTGCGCAAACTGCATAAAGGATTTAGTAAGGGTTTACGACTCTCCTGGACTTAGTTTTAAAGGCACAGGTTGGGCTGGCAAAGAAAATAAAAAATGAGGGGGGGGGTATGCTCAAAGCATGTCCTACAAGAAAATGAAAAAATCGGGGGGCCGTTATGCCTAAGATGCCTTGCTTAGTATGCAAAAAACTGACAGACGGAAACTCAAGATGTGATGCCCACCAGAAAATGTGGGATGACCAAGCTGATGCTAAACGGCGAGCGCGTAAGCAAGCCACAGGCCAATACTCAGGTGACTACAAAGCAAGAGCAAGGATGGTGCGAGAGAACGCCTATGTCTGCCATCTATGCAACGAAGGCCCAAGACTCAATGACCCTTGGCAAGCAGACCACATAAACCCAGGCGACCCAACTAGCCTGCTAGCTGCTGCCCATCGCTCATGCAATGCAAGACGAGGCAACAAACCACTTAAAGATTCGGTTGAAGATTGAGATTCCGATTCGGTCAGGATTCGGTTGGAAACATTATGACGAAAAGTCAAAATTCGGTTCGGATTCGGTTGGAAAAATTCTGACAGATGGCCAAAAAAGCCCTAAAAAAACCTTGGAAAATTTGTTCGGAACACTTGTTCTAACGCCCTAATCGAACACTTGTTCGAGAGCCTGAGACCCTGCCACCGATACAGGCCGCGAAACCGCGACAGCTTGAAGCGCCGAAACACACACACCGCGACAGGGTGAGAGCAACCGCCCCAGATATTTGGCAGGCCAGAAACACACCGACAACACCGACAACACCGACACGCCCGAAGCGACAAACCCGCGCCCTATCTCCGACAGACCTAGACAGCCACGCCTGCCACGCTAGCCATATAAAGAGGTAAGAGCGCCCGCGACAGGCCAAACCCCGCGACAGGCTGAAACAGGGCAAAAATGGCAATTATAACGATTTGATAACGACACGAAAAAAAAGGAAAAAAAAGCAAAAAAAGGCAAAAATTCTGCTATTCTCGAAACATAGCCAAACGGCTACAAAGGGAAAGGGCAACAGATGAACGAAGCAATCAAGATTCTAAAAATTGAGCAAGTAGCACTAGATAGACAATATGAAGAAACAAACGAAAGGCTACGCTTAGCAAAAAAGTTTGGAAAGGCCAGCGAGCTTGAAGACCTAAGACGAGACGAGGCTGTCTCTTGGGTACGCCTTAGCCTAATAATCAAACTAATCGAAAAGCTAGAGCACGCTTACCAAATGGCGGGCAACTAATGAACAAGCTAGAAGAAAAAGCGCGGGAGCTTGTCGCGCTAGGCCAAAGCTACGGACTAGACCCAAGGATTGAAGGCCAAAGCGATTGGGTTGTTTATGTTGATTACACCAACAACATCACTAGCCTTATTTACTTTACAGATACAGAAAAAGTGCGCGTTGAAACTTGGGATTATCACGGCGGAAGAAGAAAAGAAAAGATAGCCTTTAGAAATTTAGAGCAGACCTTGGAATATGTCGCCAAAGATATCAAAGACCGCGAAGCGAGAGCAAAGGAACGCGAAGCAAGAAAGTTTAGAGCGCTGATATGAACGACAGATACACGCACGAACTAAACCGTTTACTTGGAAAGCTAGTTATTGTTTTGGCAATCGCTAGCGCCGTAATTCTCGCGCCGATAATCGCGGCGGGTATTGAACTATTGATGAAAAGGAACTAACAAAATGATTAGGTGCGAAATGGCAGGGTGCGCGGATATGGCGGAAGTTGTCGCCAAGTGTAAAGACATAATTCACGGAACGGTTGAATATGATTTTTGCGAAAGTTGCGCGGACTATATGCGCGAAGAACTAGAAACTATAAAAATTACACCTTACGCCAACAAAGGCTCACTAAACAAAAACTAAAAAACAAACAGAAAAGGGATAACAAAATGACAACAGAAACAAAAACTAACCTAGTAGCTTGGAACGGCGAAACATACGCGGGCGCGGGCGACTGGTACGACAAGTTCAAAAATGACGAAGATTGGAAAGAGTACACCGAAGACTTAGACAATGAAGAAATTCTAAGGCTGGCAATGTACGCCTATAACGGCGGGTACGCATTAGTTCCCGAAGATATGGGATTTTTTATTGCCGAAGAACAAGAAAATTTTAGAGGTGAGGCCGAAAGCACCGCAGAATTTACCCGCGAAATAATCGAAGAAATGGGATACATCACCGAAGATTTTCCTAGCTGGATTTGTTTAGATTATCAAAGGACTTGGGATAGCGCGTTGCGCTTTGATTTTTTTGAGTATCAAGTAATAGACATAGACGGAAATTACAGACAGTTTTTCTGGTGGAATAGCTAACAAAAAAACAAGAAAGGGAATAAAGAAATGGGACAGTATCACAAGCTAATAAACCTAGACAAGCGCGAACAGGTAAACCCTTATCCGCTAGACCTAGGCGCGAAACAATACGAACAAACAGGAACAGCGGGAGATTTTGGAGACGCGTTATATCTTCTCCTTATGACCTCACCAAATAGAGGCGGCGGCGATTGGGATTTGTTCCCAAACTTATCGGGCCGCTGGGTTGGAGATAGGGTAATCGTCTTAGGTGACTACACCGAAGACGGCGACCTGCCGAATTACCCTAACGCAAGCAAGCTATACAGCGAAAGCAAAAACTGGCCTGATATCTCCGATGAGGTAGCGCAAGCGTTAGACAAAGTTTACAAACGGCTAGACAATTTACTGACAATCACAAACAACTAAACAACAAACAGAAAAGGGAAAAACAAAATGAACGAAACAATCACAATCAACAAAGCAACCGCCGAAACAATTTTGTTCTTTATGACGGACTACTTGTATTACGTGGACAGCCTAGACAAAGAAACGCGCAACCAAATTAGGGCGCTTGATGAACTAATCACCGCGCTAGATTATGAAGACGAATATCGCGCCAAGGTTGAAGAAATACAAAACGCCAATATCAAAATGAACGCGGAATTTCACGCACGCAGAGCAGAGGCGGGCGAAAATGTCTAAGACTTGGAGAATACAACGCCCCGCAAAGTTATGGATTGAGACAAAGGTGAAAGCCGAAACATTAGACGAAGCACTAGAAAAGGCAGACGAGCAACTAAACGAAGGCGACTATATCGAGGTAAACGATATCTGGAGCATAAATTTTGACCGCTATTTTGCTGAATCCGATGACGGACAATTCTACACAGACGAAGACGAGGCGACAAAATGACAACAGACACAAAGGAAACCGCCGCCGTATATTCTGTGTGGGTTGGAAGTGTAGAGATAAACGATTATTACCTGACCTATGAAAAGGCGCGAAGAATTGCTCAAGCCTGGATTGATGACGGATACAAAGAAACAAACATTAGACAAGAAATAGAGGTCAAATAAATTGGGCGCAATGAAAAGAGAACTCGAAAGATTAGCGGATATTGTTATCTATGGAAACGCGGAAACAATAGAGCGCGAATTTTGGAAGGTAGACGGATTAGGCGGAAGCCTGACAGTATTAGCGCAAGCGGTAGAAATGGCGCGTTATATCGCGCCGCTTTGTAAGTGTGGCGCTGATTATCACGCGGGATTGACTGAGCGATTCCCGCAATACATACAAGACACAAACGAACAAAGCGAGGGCGCGACAGTATGACAACGACTAAAGGGCTAAAGATAACAGAAACAGATTACGGCCTATACCTAGAGATGAAGCGGGGCAAGTGTACATATGGACAGGGATACGACACCAAAGACAGGAACGAAGCAACGCAAAAATTCCTGAGAATGATAGACGCATATCTAACCAAAGGCGCTTGGGCAGTAGCAGGTGGCCACTATTGAACGCAAATAAACTAAAAACAAATTATCTTTTTATTTTTGACTGTATTGTTTGCTACCAGTTTTACGGCGAACAAATGCTAAACGAAAAGGGCGAATTGTTATGCCCTAATTGTGAAGCACCCGAAAGAATAGACAGCCCCTTTGTCGAAAGAATGAAGGTAAGCAATTGAACCCAAACAGAACCCGCGCAATAATGGCGGCGCAAAAAATAAAGTCCCAACCAATACCCGAAGACTTTATTCTGCCGAAGCTAACAGCAGAACAAAGGAAACAGATATTCGCCCCAAAGCCTGCCGCAAGCTCACCCAAAGAGCTACAAGGCGCGGAATGGGTGAAAGCTTGGAAAACAGTTAGCCGCATAACCTACGGCCTAACAGCTTTCAGCGGGCTAATCTTTGGCGGGATAGTAGCCAAGGAAAGCAGAAAGGGACTAAAGCCCTAGACACACACAGCAACACACTAAACCCGCTACGCCTAACCGCTGGCGGGTTTAGTCTTACCCGCCACCCCTGCCCCCTGCCCTGCCCTATCTTGAAGCAATAACAAAGACTAAGCGACAGCGCCACGCCCCCGCCACCCCCTGCCCTAGCCTGCCAAGCCAATGAAAAAAACAAAGACCAAAACCAAAAGGCCAAGCACCAAAGGCAGGGGATAGGCGTCCATAATCTGGTGAAACTAAAGACCCCCGCCCCGCCTGCCCTGCCTGCCCTGCCCCGCCTATGGCCTAGACAGCAAACAACTAGCCTAGAACGCCATAAACGCCGCGTACGCGCCATTACTAACCAAACAAGCAAATCACTAGGGCAACGAAATACCCGACTTCCTAGCCCCGCCCTAGCCCCGCAAAACTAGCCAAATATGGCTAACCCCTAGGCATACCCCCCAGAGTGGGGTAAAAGACCGACACGCCTGTCGGACCGACACA